AGTAGTGTGCTCCACTAATTAACTATAAACAATAAAATCCAAGCAGCTGAACAAAGGTGTGCACCACATAGACATGGTGCACTTAGGAAGAGAAAAAAGAAAAAACTGGAGAATCAGTTAAGCTTAGATCTGGATACCAAATTGAGCCAGGAAAGCTCTAGCTGCAGGTGAGAAGCCAGATTTAGCCCAGGATATTTGGGCAACTGAGCCAAATGCAGCCTTGACTGCGTCCAACTTAGATGTCATCCACTCTTCTGCAGTCAGCTGCCCATACCTCTGACGTAAGACCTTCCTCATGAAGTTGACATCCATTCCATCCTTTATCACACGGTGCATGTCGATAACCAGTGGGTAAAACTCAAAGGTTTCCAGAAACATCTCAGCACCAGGGGCAAATCCCAGGTACATTGCATACCCGTCACTCCAAGTGCAACCCTTCACCTCAGCCAGTGGCATCACAATTGTGGCAGCTGCCTCTGCAAATTTGATCTGATTAGCCTTGCACTGCTCAGCAACCCAGCGAGCTAAGTAGCCCGAGATGCGGTGAAGCGTAAAGGCAGTGTCTGACACTGGATTTGCAGTGTACTGGGGAAAATGGTTATTAACCACTGTAAATTTGACCCCTGCAAAAGTAAGATCGACACTTGGTTGTGGCGTCTTATGTAAGACCATCTTGGCCTTCTTCTGGTTGAGGAAGAAGACTCTAGCAACAGTAAAGTTGAGCTGCTGCCCATACTTACTGATAAATGCCACATACCCTGCATCCGGATTAAATGTAGCTGCATTCCGTTGTGGAACATCGTTGAAAATGAATTGATTTGCCATTGCAATGCGTAGTTAATAGTGGAGTTCACTACT